GATATAGATAGTATAGATGATTTTGATATCTTGAGAAATTATGCAAAATCTTACATAAAACTTTACTTTAAACAACAAGAAGTTATATCTAAATTCTAATGGCACAACCATCTACCAGACAAGAACTTATTGAGTATTGCAAAAGAAAACTGGGAGCTCCAGTTTTGGAAATTAATGTTGCGGACGAACAAATTGAAGATCTAGTAGATGATGCTATACAATTTTTCCAAGAACGTCATTTTGATGGCGTATATCCAACTTTTTATAAGTATAAAGTAACCCAAGCAGATATTGATAGGGGAAGAGCTAGAGGAGGATCTTCTCCTGCTGTTGGAATTGCATCAACAACGGTTACAACTAATATTGTAGGGACCGCAACAACTTTTACTTACGAAGAAAATAGCAATTATCTGCAAGTTCCACCAAATGTTATTGGAGTAAATAAAATCTTTACCTTTGATGGTGCTAATACCATTACTCATAATATGTTTAGTGTAAAGTATCAGTTGTTTTTAAATGATATTTACTATTGGGGAACAACAGAACTCTTAAGTTATGCGATGGTTAAAACTTATTTGGAAGACCTAGATTTTCTATTGAATACACAAAAACAAATTAGATTTAACAAGAGGCAAGACAGATTATATCTTGATATTGATTGGGGATCAGTAACAACAAGTCAATATTTTGTAATTGATTGCTATTCAACCCTCGATCCAAATGATTATTCCCGAGTATGGAATGATTCATTCATTAAACCATACTTAACATCTTTAATTAAAAGGCAATGGGGGCAAAATATGATGAAATTTACTGGAGTAAAACTTCCTGGTGGTGTTGAATTAAATGGAAGGCAAATGTTTGATGATGCCCAAAGAGAAATTGATATTTTAATGGAAAAAATGTCAAATACTTATGAACTTCCACCTATGGATATGATTGGTTAAGACATATGCTCAATCCATTCTTCTTACAGGGATCTAAAGCAGAACAAGGGTTAATTCAGGATCTTATCAACGAACAGTTGAGGATGTATGGTGTTGAGGTTCATTATCTTCCTAGACAGTATATAACAGAAAAAACAGTTATAAGAGAAGTTATTGAATCTGAATTTAATAACGCATATCCTATTGAGGCATATGTTGATAATTTTGATGGATATGGCGACAATCCAACAATTTTATCAAAGTTTGGTATTCAAGCACTTAATGAAATTACATTAATTATTTCAAGAGAAAGATTTAAAAACTATATCTCACCTTTAATTGAAAATCAATCGAATGTTAAATTATCATCAAGACCAAAGGAAGGAGATCTAATTTATTTTCCTTTAGGTAAGCGTTTATTCGAAATTAAATATGTAGAGCACGAAAAACCATTCTATCAACTTCAAGGAAGTTACACATATCAGTTAAGATGCGAACTCTTTAGATATGAAGATGAACTTATTGATACAAGTATTAATGAGATTGATGAATTAATATCTGGTGATAACTCAACTGATCCAGAAAAAAATCCTATTGGAAATCTTGTCAATCTTACAATGGCAGGAGTTGGAATTACTGCAACAGCAACCGCTTCAATTGTAAATGGTGGTATAAGATTCATCACAATTACAAATCGCGGTGGAGGTTATACTAGTACCCCTACTGTTGGCATTTCTTCTGCTCCAGCTCCTACAGGTAGAACAGCAACTGCAATTGCTGAAATGATTGGTGGGGTTGTTGTATGTAATGATAATATAAATCCACAGGCAAAATCAGTTCAGAGAGTTTTACTCACTAACGCTGGATATGGATATACTACAACTCCAGGAGTAAGATTTATTGGGGGTGGTGGCAGTGGTGCAGCTGCAACTGCTACTCTTGGAGATGGAATTGTAGGCATAATTACCGTTACAAACTCTGGTTCTGGATATATAAATCCACCAAGTATTACCTTTACTGGAGTATCAACAATATCTGCCGCAGCAACAGCAGTTGTATCTGCTGCAGGATCAATTACTGCAATTTATATTACAAATGCTGGTCTTGGATATACTGCAAATCCAATACTTACAATTGGAAATCCACTCTTAACTTCTATTGGAAACTTTATTTTTAATGAATTGGTGACTGGATCACAAAGTGGTGTAACTGCAAGAGTTAAATCTTGGAACTCTACTACAAAAGTTCTTCAAGTCTCTCAATTGACTGGTAATTTTATTTCTGGAGAGAATATTGTTGGTTCTGCATCAAGTGCTTCCCATTATTTACGTTCAGTTAATGTTGTCCCTTCTCTTAACAGAGATGGATATGCAACAAATGATGAAATTGAAGAAGAAGCAGATGATATTATTGATTTTGACGAGACAAATCCATTCGGAATGCCATAAAACATAAATATTATTTAACTTAAGTTAATTGTATGTTTGAGTATTTTTATCACGAAATTTTAAGAAGAACTGTAGTTTCATTTGGTTCTTTATTTAATGACATTACAATTAAGCACACAAATAATAATCAACAAGTTGTTAGTGTGCTTAAAGTTCCTCTTGCTTATGGGCCAACTCAAAAGTTTCTTGCAAGATTAAACCAATCACCAAATTTAAATAAACCAATTCAAATTACATTGCCGAGAATGTCATTTGAATTTACTGGATTAACTTATGATGCTAGTAGAAAATCAACAACAACTCAAACCTTTACAGCAAAGTCTGTAGAAGACGGTACAGAAACAAAAAAAGCATATCTACCTGTTCCATATAATATGCAATTTGAGTTGAGTATTATGTCAAAATTAAATGACGATGCTCTTCAAATTGTGGAGCAAATCTTACCATATTTTCAACCAGCATATACTATGACTGTAGATTTGGTTGAAACGATTAATGAGAAAAGAGATATTCCTGTGATTCTTGAAAATATCACTATGCAAGATGATTATGAGGGAGACTTTACGACCAGAAGAGTTTTAATTTATACTTTACGATTTACGGCAAAAACCTATCTATTTGGTCCAGTTTCTTCTGCAACGAAAGATATTATCAAAAAAACTACTATCAGTTATATTGCAGGAGATTCTACGTCTACTCCTTCAAGAGAAATTGTATACTCAGTAGAACCAAGAGCAATTCAAAATTATACTGGCATTATTCTTACAAATATAACAAATGATATTACAACTGATAGCGTCTTAATAGAAGTAAACGATGCAAGCTCTATTTCAACTGGTACGTATCTAGATCTAGAAGGAGAGGAACTTTATGTAACTTCAAAGGCAGGAAATATTCTTACAGTTGAAAGAGGTAGAGATGGAACGACAATTACTTCACATTTAGCAGGAGCTGCAGTTAAATCAATTACAACTGCAGATAATGCTTTAATTGAAGATGGAGATGATTTTGGATTTAGTGGTTCTGCATTTTGATAGAGTATGAAAATGACAAAAAAGTTTGATAAGTTAAATGAGACTTTTAATGTAGATAGTGAGATAGTTCCTGTCGAAGCAGAAAAGGTTTCTGAAAAAATAGAAAAATATGCATCAGATGCTGATGATATTAAAAAAGATTATGATTATGCAAGAGGAAATTTATATTCTCTTGTAGAAAAAGGACAAGAAGCAATTAATGGAATTCTTGAATTGGCACAAGAAAGTGAAATGCCCCGTGCTTATGAAGTTGCGGGACAATTGATTAAGAATACGAGTGAAATTGCAGAAAAACTTATGGCATTACATAAGATTAAAAAGGATGTTGAGGAGGATAGTCCAAAAGGGCCTACAACCGTCAATAATGCCCTTTTTGTTGGGTCTACTACAGAACTGGCAAAACTGCTCAAGCAACAAACACAAAATCAATCAGAACAATAAATACATAAAGGGTTCATTTAACTAATGAATAAATTTAAGTCTCATAAAACAGTTGAACAAATTGCAAAGAAGCATCGTCTAGAAGTTTCTTTCATACAAAAGCAACTTGATATGGGAGAACCTATTGAGCACGAACATACCCAAGATCATAATTTAGCAAGAGATATTGCTCTTCAACATCTTGACGAAATTCCAGACTATTATACTCGGTTGAAAAAAATGGAAGCAGATGCTAAAAAGCATCATAAAAAATTCAAAGATGTAAAAGAACATTGTGGATGTGAAGATACTGCGGTTGCAGAACTTGAAGATCAATTAAAAAAATTGAAAGATACTTCTTATGATTCTATTGACAAATTGATGCGTAATATTATGAAAAAACATAATATGACCGCAAAACAATTGCACAATGCCTTTGCAGATAAAAATGGTAAAACTCCTGATGATTGGATTGATAATTTAAAAGAAGAAACTAAATCAGGCGATGAAGGTCTTCGTGATTGGTTTGGTAAATCTAAATCTTCTGATGGTAAAAGTGGATGGGTTCAACTTGGTGGAAAGTGGGCAGGAAAACCGTGTGCCCGTCAAGAAGGTCAAACTTCTACACCAAAATGTGGGAGTTCTAAAATGAAAAGATCACTTTCAAAAGATGAAGAAGAAGCAGCAAGACGTAGAAAAAATATTCAAGACCCAAATCAACCACAAAAAACTGGTGGAGCAAAACCAACTAACGTAAGAACTGAAGAAATGGACCTACAAGAAGTCAAAGACAAACCAGGTAAAGGTAGTGGAAAAAAAGATGCTTGTTATCATAAGGTAAAGTCTAGATATGATGTTTGGCCT